GAGCTCGACCCCTGGCAACTCCCCGTCGTGGTCGCCTGTAGGGGTCTGATCGCCGACACGATCGCCCAGCTCCCGCTCATCACCCTGCGGGGACGCCGGCCGCTCCCAACCCAACCCATGCTCACCGTGCGCCCCAACCGGCTCGAACCGCGATGGCTCACGTTCCACCGGCTCGCCAACAACCTCACCCGCTACGGCTACACGTGGCTGATCGTGACCGACACCGACGCCGCCGGGATCCCCGCCGCCGTCCGGGTCGTCGACCCCGCCGACGCGACCGCCTCCTGGGACCCGCTCACCGGCGACCTCGACACCGTCACCTACAACGGCCACGACCTAGTCCCCGGCCTCGAGGCCATCTGGATCCCGTTCCACGTCGAACGCAAAGCAAGCCTCGGGACCTCGCCGCTGGTCGACGCCGCGGGCGCCGTCGCCTACCTCACGCAGCTCTGGACCATGGCCGGGTCGTTCTGGGAAGCCGGCTACCCGAGCCTGGTCGTGAAGGTGAAACAACGGCTCAACCCCGGCCAGGCCCAACGCATCAAAGCCGATCTGATCACCTCGCTCGGCGGCCGCCACGAACCCGGCGTGATCGACGCCGACGGCGACATCGGCCCCCTCGGCGTGTCCCCGCTGGAGGCCCAGCTCGTCGAGTCGATCGGCGCCGCCAACGCCGAGATAGCCCGGGCATTCCTCATGCCCCCCTCGCTCGTGAACGTCGCCTCCGGGGACTCGCTCACCTACTCCACCGTCGAGGGCGAGTTCCGCCGGTGGTTGGCCACCGGCCTCGGCGCCTACCTGAACCGCCTGGAATCGGCGTTCAACGACCTCACGCCCCGCGGGCAGACCTGCCGGTTCGACACGACCGAGCTCGTGCGGGCCGACTTCGCGGCGCGCATCGAGGCGTACACGGGGATCCTCGCCGGTCAGGCGTGGATGACCGTGGACGAGGTCCGCGACCTGGAGGGACTCGACCCGCTGGAGGATCCCCCGCCGCCGTCCCCCGCGACCGTGCCCGCCGCCGCCACCACCCTCACCGACGCCCCACCGGGCGCCTGACCCACCGGAGGCCACCCATGGCCCGATCCCCCGTCCTGGCCCGCACGCTGATCGAGGCCGCCCCTACCGCCACCCTGGCCCGCCGCTCGGCTCAGCCCGTGCACCTCGACGACGCCGGCACCCTCACCGGGCGCCTCGTCCCGTGGGACACCCCGGCCGAGGTCGACGACGGCACCGGCCGCTACACCGAATCGTTCGCCCGCGGTGGGATCACCGCCCGGGCCGGCGCCGTGATCCCCGTCTACGCCGGTCACTCCGTCGACTCCCGGGGACGGCTCACCCGCGGCCCCCTCGTCGGCCGCCTCGACGGCGCCGAGTCCCGCGAGGACGGGCTGTACGGGACCGTGGTCCTGGCCGACGTCCCCGCCGCCGCCGAGCTGCGGGCCCTGGCCCGCACCGTCGGCGCCACGTTCTCCGTCGAGTTCGAGGCCGAGCCCGCCGTCGGATCCGTGGTACGCACCGGGATCGAGCTCGACGGGGTCGCCGTGCTCACCCTGCCCCACCGGGGCGCCTACGCCGGCGCCGAGGTCCTCGCCGTGCGGGCCGCCCCCGACGGCGACGAGGAGCCCGACGAGGACGAGGGCGACGACGGCGGCGACGACGGCGGCGACACCCCCACGACACCGGTGCCGGGCGCGCCGACCGCGGCCCGGGCCGTGATCGCCCGCGAGGTGCAACGGGCGTTGGGCCGCGTCGCCCGCCCGCTCGCCCACCCCCTGCAACGGTTCTCCGGGCCGTTCGAGTTCTACGAGGCCGCCCGGGCGTCGAGCTCGGACGAGCTGCCGCTGTTGTTCCGAGACGCCTACCAGGCGCACCGGGCGCGGGTCACCCTCGGCCGCGTGTTCGTCGACCAGATCACCACCGACAACCCCGGCGTCGTCCCCCCCGCGTGGCTGACGGAGATCTTCGGGATCCTCGACACGGGCCGCCCGGTGATCAACGCGATCGGCACCCGGCCGCTGCCGCCGTCGGGGATGGAGGTCGACTGGCCGTACTTCGACGGCGACCTCCACGCCCTGGTCGGCGAGCAGACCCTGGAGAAGGGTGACGTCACCTCCGTGAAGGTGTCGTTCAAGAAGGCCTCGACGCCGATCAAGACCTACGCCGGCGGATCCGACATCTCCTGGCAGCTCATCCGCCGGTCACAGCCCGCCTACCGCGACGCCTATCTCCGGGTCCTGAACGCCGCTTACGGGGTCGTCACCGACAACGTGGTGGGCGACCTGCTCCCGGTCGTGCCCGGGCACCAGACCGTCGACTATGACGTCGCCGCGGCGGACCCCGACGGCGCCGCCCTCAAGGCCGCGGTGTTCGAGGCCTCGTCCCTGGTGCAGGTCGCGACCGGTTCGCCGGCCTCGTGGGTCCTCGCTTCCACCGACGTGTTCCTCGCGTTCGGTGGCATGCCATCGATGGTCGCCTCGCCCTACGGGACGCAGAACGTGCCGGGCACCGCCACCGCCTCGACGCTCGACGTCAACATCTCCGGCCTCAAAGTCACCCTCGCGGCGGACCTCGCCGCCGGTACCGCCATCGTCGGCAACACCGCGGCGGCGGCGTGGATGGAGGACGGGCCGTTCGTCGTGGCGGCGCCGGTGATCCCCAAGCTCGGCGAGGACGTCGCCGTGTGGGGCATGGGCGCGTTCGCCGCGTTCATCCCCGCCGGGATCGTCGTGCTCACCAACGTCGTCGCCGCCGACCAGGCCACCGCCGGGTCCCGAGGCAAGAGGACCTCGGACCGGTGACCGACGCCGAGCTCGCCGCGGCCGTGGCCGCCACGGTCGCGACCGTGCTCGGATTCCCCGCGGCCTCGGCGCCGCCGACGCGGGTCACCGACGCGTCGGCGGCCGCCGTCGCCGTGGCCCGCCAGTACCTCTACGGGCCCGAGGCCGACCCGATCACCCTCATCCCCGACGGCCCCGACGTGATCGCCGGCCTCGCCAGCCTGGCCGTGCGCATCTACCACGACCCCGCCTCGCCGGGCGGGGTCGTCGGCGGCGACGCCTACACCGGCGCCGCTCTCCCCGAGGACCTCATGGCCCACGTCCACCACTACCTCGACCCCTACCGCAGTTCGTTCGGGTTCGCATGACCACCACCGCCGAGCTCCTCGAGGTGATCCGGGCCGGGTTCGAGGGCGGCGCCCTGGTGGTCACCGCCGGCCACGAGGCCCCCGCCGAGGTCACCGGCGCCCCCGCCGTGATCCTTCGCCCGGCCAACCCGTGGCTCGTCCCGAACCACCGCGTCGGCACCTGCCCCCAGGTGACCTGGTCGGTGCAACTCGTGGGCGGCCGGTTCGACCTGCCCACCACCCTCGACACGCTCGCCGCCGGCTACCTCGCCGCCCGCCGCGCCCTGCTCGACGCCAGGGTCGGGAAGGTCGGCCCGCTCGGCGAGGTCACCCCCACCGAGATAGCCGGTGTGCCGATGCTCGCCGCGACGTTCCCGCTCACCCTCGATTACGACCCGGGAGACTGACCCCCATGGGCAACTACTTCGACGACGTCACCCTGACCCTCACCGTGCCCACGGGGACCGGCACCGCCACCGACGTCTCCTGCGACGTCACCGCCGCCACCCTCACCCCCGACACCCCCGAGGAGATCCGCAAACGCCTGTGCGGACAGAAGACCGTGACCGGCACCACCACGTGGACGCTCGACCTGGAGTACGACCAGAACTGGGCCGAGGCCTCCGTCGGGCCGCCGGTCGTCGGCATGGGCCTGTCGCTGTTCCTGTCGACCAACGCCGGCCAACTCGCCGACTTCAAGATCGAATGGCCGCTCGAGGGAACCCAGGCCACCGGCATCGTGCGGCTCAAACCGGGACCCTACGGTGGGACCGCCGGTGAGATCGCCGAGGCCTCCGTGACCCTCGGCCTCGACGGCGAACCGACGTTCGGGCCGATCGTCGCCGCCGGCACCACCGGCACCGGCCCCGACGCCGACGCCGACGAGGACGACCGCACGGTCGGCTACGAAAAGGCCGCCTGATGGCGAGGGCGATGTCGCTGTCGTTCACGTTCGAGCTCACCGTGGACGACACCAAGGTCCGGGTCACGAACCGCCCGGGTGACGTCCTGAAGCTGCGCGCCGCCATGCCCGCCGGGCGGTCCCTCGACGACGAGCTCGCCGCCGGCGGGACCACCGCCTATGAGGTCCTGTTCCGGTTCGCCCACCAGGCCCTGCGCCACCACGACGGCTACGCCGATCTGACCGTCGAGGAGTTCATGGACCGGGTGGAGGACTGGTCGATCATCGAGGACGACCCCGTGCGCCCTACCGGCGCGGCACCGTCGAACGAACCGTGATCGAACTGGCTTTGGCCACGGGGACGGCGCCGCGGGACTGGTGGGACGAACCCCCCGAGGTGATCGCCACCGCCGCCGCCCTGCTCAACGACCGCGCCCGCCGGGCCCGGGCCGAGCGAGGCAAACGGCGATGACCACCCGGCCCCGCCGCTCGACCGGCGACCGGTCCATCGACGCCGACCTCCACGTCGAGGGCCTACAGGAGACCCTGCGGGCGTTCAACCGGTACGGCAAGGACGCGAACCGCGAGCTGCGCCAGGCCGCCGGGAACATCGCCGATCAGCTCGTCCCCGCCCTCATCCTCGCCGCCGGCTCCGCCTCGCCGCAGGCGGCGCTGGTGGCCCCGACCGTCAAGCGACGCTCCGATAGGGTGCCGACGATCGTCGCCGGCGGGAGCAAGCGGATCCGGCCGAACACCAGGTCCAACCGGCGGGTCACCGCCGGCGACGTGTTCTTCGGGTCCGAGCACGGCGGCGGCCGCCGCCCCTCGACCCGCCAGTTCCCCGAGTGGGTCGGCAAGTCCGGCTACTGGTTCTGGCCGACGGTCCGGGCCGCGATCCCGGTGCTGCGCCGCGAATACATTCGCACCCTCGACGAGCTCGCCGCCCGCTGGGCCCGGGGAGGGGACGAGGCCGGTGGCTGATCGCGACATCGCCGTCAAGTTCACCGGCGACAGCTCCGACCTCGAGCGCGCCAGCAACCAGGCCGAGCGGTCGGTCGCGGATACCGGCAAGTCCATGGGCGGCGCCCTGGCCGGTCTCGCCGGGCCCGCGGCGATCGGCGCCGCCGCCATCGCGGGGGTCGCCATCGTCGGCTACGACCTCGCCCAGG